AAAGTATGGTGTTGAAACCCCATTAAAAAACAAAGAGATATTAAAAAAGGTTCAAACAACAAAAAAAGATAGATACAATGATAAAAATTATAATAATCGCAAGAAATTTAAAAACACAATGAAAACATTATATGGTGTTGAACATGCATTACAAAATATTGATATAAAAAATAAAGCAATACACAAATTAAATGAAACAATAATGGAGAAATATTTAAAATATTATCCAGAATATGATGTTATCGATTTAAATACAGTAGATAAAATTTATAAAATGAGATGTGACAAAGGACATACATTTAATATATCATATACATTATTAGCTGGTAGAAGAAAAACAAACACAATAATATGCACAGAATGTAATCCCATAAATAAATCAATCTCTGGATTAGAAATAGAATTAGTAAATTTTATTAATGAAAATTATAGTGGAAAAATAATATATAATGATAGATATATATTAGATGGTAAAGAAATAGATATTTATTTACCAGAAATAAATTTTGCCATAGAATTTAATGGATTATATTGGCATAATGAATTATATAAAGATAAAAAATATCACTTAAATAAAACAAATATATGTCAAAATAAAAATATATTTTTATTTCATATATATGAAGATGATTGGATTTATAAAAAAAATATAATTAAATCAATGATTTTAAATAAATTAAGAAAAACAAAAATCAAAATATATGGTAGAAAGACAGAAATTAAAGAAGTCTCTGACAATAAATTAATTAGAGAGTTCTTAAATGAAAATCACTTACAAGGGTTTGTTGGATCTAAATATAAAATTGGTTTATATTATAATAATGAATTAGTATCATTAATGACTTTTGGAAAAAACAGATTAGGTATAGGAAAGAATAAATATGATTATGAATTATTAAGGTTCTGTAATAAATTAAACACTAATGTTATCGGTGGTGCATCTAAATTATTTAAATATTTTATTAAGAATTATTCACCATCTAATATAGTATCATATGCTGATAGAAGTTATTCAGATGGTAATTTATATGATGCATTAGAGTTCAATTTTTCACACAACACAAGAGAAAGTTATCATTATATTGTTGATAAAATAAGAAAACATCGTTTTAATTTTAGAAAATCTAAGTTAAAACAAATTGGGAATAAAACAGAACATGAATTAATGAATAACAATAATATATATAGGATTTATAACTCAGGTCATAAATGTTTTATTTGGAACAAATAATTTAAAATTATTATTTTTTAATTTTTCGCCATTTTACTTTGTGATCACCACCTTGATTTAGTGGAAGTGTCATGATACCATTTGATATAGACTGACCCATTGGACTTCTTTGATTAATACAAATAGATGGATTATGGAATAACATTTTTAATGTTTCTTTTATACATTTACTTGCTGAATTTTCTTTTCCTCTAGTTAGAGATTCAATATTAATTATTGCAATTTCTAATGGTTTTTTAATATTATCATAATCTTCATCTGAAATTAATATTTTATATTGTTTAAATCCATTAGAATATGTAATCTCATATAATGCAATAAATTTACTAAGTGGTGTTTTTATATCTTTTAATTTCATATTATGTTATATTAAGTAATTGCAAAGATAATAAAAATATTGATATAAAAAAAGAGAGTTAAAAATTAACTCTCTTTTCATATTATTAGTGTTTAACTATTAAATCAATACACCATTATTGTCTGTAACTTTGATAGACATAAATTGTTTCCAAGGGAAGAATCCGATGTCTGCGATAGTATATCTACTTCTGATTAACATTCTTGGTGCCCAAGTTGCTTCAGAAATCAAGCTAATAGATTGTGCCATTAAATAAGGAACAAATACTAAACCTGGTTGTTCTACAGAGTTCTTTCTTCCTAAGAAGATTCTGTTATCATCCCATCTCATATAAGGGTCAACATATATTGCAATGTTTCCAATATTACCCATTGGGTATAATTGTCCATTAGTATTCATTTTACTCATGTTTGCTGGGTTAATTGTATAACCTGCAACATCTTGTAAGATAGAAGCAATATTACCATTAGTTACTAAATATTGTGCTGGTCCAACTCTACCATCAGTTGCAATGAAGTTAGATGCATTATTAATTTTTGCAACTAATTTTCTTTGAATTGAATGATAAGTTTCACCTCCTGGTGCAGAACCTGAAATATTAGTATATGCATCAACATCAAAATCAAATTTTGAATTACCAATTGCATCTTTTGGTGCAGTGTGTGAAGCTTTATTTTTCTCAGCAAGTTCTTGAATTTTAAGAACAATTTGTTTAGAAATAGTTTGAGTTAATTCATTAATTAAAACTGACTCTAACTTTTGAACGATATCCATACCTGTTGCAGCTTTAATATCCTCAATTTGAGTTCTTTTAAGTGTTGAAGAAATTTCAATATCACCTACTTGAACTGATTTAGAAAATAAGTCTGGTGCAATAATACCAGGATAAGTATTCTCATCTTGTAATCTATCCATTGGGTGATTTAAATTCCAACCAGCAGAGAAACCAGGAAGTTGATCTTCCATTGTTGATACTAACTGTAAACCAGTTACACCAGATAAACCATCAGATGCAATCATTTGTTCTAATGCTGAACCACCAGTTGTAGAAAATGTATTTCTTTCAACTTTATATTCAAAATTAGCAACATTTGAACCTGCAGCCATTTGTCTAAATGTTCTATACATTGGTAATCCATCAACTCTAGAAAAACCTAAAAATTCTAACCAGTTTTCTTTTGTTGCATCAAGATCAGTATAATCAACAGTATAATCACCACTTACATAATTATAAAATAATCTTTTATCAATACCACCAATTGTTTCAGTAATTGAATTTAATGCCATTGCAGCATAAATTTCAGTTTTTAAATCTTTCATATCAGTACCACCAGATAATTCTAATTTAAATACTAATGGTTTTTCATCTGCATGTTCAGCATCACCATGTCCTTCAGGATTATTATCATATTTAAAATCAACGAATAATAATTCAATTCTTGGTGAAGAAGCTGGTTTAACAGCAACTAAATCTAAACCGATTGTTTGAGCTGCAATTTTCATTGAAACTGGTAAAAGGTTTTGTGCAACATCACCTGATCCTGCTTGAGCACCACTAATATTACCTGGTATTGCATTTGGTTGTGGAGCAACAATGTTACCTTGACCAAAATTATTACCTAATGTACTATATGCTAAATTTTCATTAATTTGATGCATTTCTGCATATTCTGACATCCAAGCACTTTTTTCACTATCATTAACATTAAGTGATTCTAATACTAGAGACCATTTTTTAAGTGCTTTTGCACTATCTACTATAAATTCCATAGTTATTCTTTTTTTTTTATTATATATAAATCTCAAAAAGGCTTTTTTTTCCATTTTGAAGGATTTGTAGATATTCTACAAATATCTACAAATCAATTATATATATAGTTTATCTCAAATTTTTCAATTTAGAAATAAAAGCATCAATTTGTTCATTAGTTAAGCTATCACTATTTACAACTTTATTCTCATTTAAAACTGTTTTTGATTCAGTAATCATTGTATAATTTACAAGATTTCTACTTTCCCAAAACTTTTCCATTCTTAATGGTGTATTTAAATTAGGATATAAATTTGCTTGACTTAGAATTCTTACTTTTAATTTTTCATCTAATTTTTCCCATACTGGAACTAATGATGAAGGCATATTAGATATTAATTTTTCTTCATCTGATTGTTTAAGTGTAAGTGCTTCACTAATTGCATTTAATAATTGTGCCTCTGAATAAATCTCTATTTTGCTTTCGTTTATTGCAAAAATTACTTTTTCCTTATCTGCTGGAACTAAATTATACCATGCTTTCTTATTTTTTTCAGTTAAAAACTGAATAAAATTTGGTTCTTTAACTTCAGATGCTTTTCGTTTTTTAGTCTCTAAAATTAATTGTTGTATTTGTTTTGTTAATTGATTCGTATTTGTATTTTGTATAAATGCACTTTCATGCACAGTTTGAACTTCACCAGTAGATGCCAATTTAACTGTATAAATACCAGTTTCTTGATTAGATGCTAAAATTTCTGCTTGATCATCACCAAATGGAACTGTTGCACCATCTACATATATTTCACCTTGTCCTAATTCTTCACCTTCAACAGATGTAGGCATTTCTGCACCAGGAATTTGAACTTGTGTATCTGGATCTAATGGTTGTTCTTGTACTCCAATTACTTCTTCACCTTGAACTGGTTGAACTGGAACTTCACCTTGAACTGGTTGAACTTCACCTTGAACTGGTTGAACTTCACCTTGAACTGGTTGAACTTCACCTTGAACTGGTTGAACTTCACCTTGAACTGGTTGAACTTCACCTTGAACTGGTTGTCCTTGAATTGTTGTTTGAACTGGTTGACCATCTATTTGAACTGGTGCATCAACACCATCAATTTGTGCTTGTGCTTGACTCTGAACAAAATCATCATCATCATCATAATATTTTTTTACATCATCAACTTGCATATTTGGTATTTGAACTGCTCCACCTACACCCTCAGTAATCATATTTGTTTTAACTGATTCTATTGTGTTATCTAATGATTCTGCAATATAATTCATATATGCTTGACTATCTGAAACATTTTCTGCAATATATTCAGAATATGCAATATTATTATCTACGTGTTCTGCAATATATTCAGAATATGCAATATTATTATCTACGTGTTCTGCAATATATTCAGAATATGCAATATTATTATCTAAATTCTCAGCAAGATATTCTGCATATGCAATATTTGAATCTAAATTCTCAGCAAGATATTCAGAATATGCAATATTATTATCTAAATTCTCTGCAAGATATTCTGCATATGCAATATTATTATCTAGATTCTCTGCAATATATTCAGAATAATCAACTGATTTTTCAATTGATTCAGCTAAATAATCAGAAAATTCAATATTTTTATTTACATGTTCAGCAATATATTCAGAAAAATCAATGTTCTTATCTAATGTTTCTGCAATATATTCTGAATAATCAATATTCTTATCTAATTTCTCTGCTAAATATTCTGAATATTTAATTGATTTATTTAAATTTTCAACTAAATGATCATTATGTTCAATTAATTTATCAGTTGTTGTTTTAAGTGATTTATTTTCATTAAATACAAATTGCATTTTTTCTGCTAAATAATCTAAATATTGTGATATTTTTTTCTGTTGTTCCATTAAATGGTCATGTGTTTCAGATAAATTTACCATTTCTGCGGGTGATGCAGAACCAGTTTTTACATTTTCTAAAATCTCTGAACTTATCTTTGCAATTTCTTGATTAATATATGCAGAATAGTCATCCATTTGATTTTTTGTTACAAATTCATTGTTGTTGTTGTCCATGATTAAATCATTAAATTTTGTCTCATTAGTTAACTCATATATTCTATAATTAGAATTATTAGTAAACCCGAGTGATTCATTTATTGGTGCCATTTTTGCAGATCCAAAACCTGGATCAGCAACTGCATCATAAGTGAATAATTTCTTAACTGAAACATGACCATTACTCTCAGTAACCCCTGCTGCACGTGAAGAAACAAAAAGAGGATAACCTGCATCAACAATTGCTTGTGCATCTTTCCCCCAAGTTGTGTTAAGTAATTTGATTTGTCCATCAACTCTATTCTTTTCTTGGTTATACCAAACATTTTCAATAACATGGGATGCCCTTGTTAATGAAACATCGAAGACGTCAGGATGATCAAATTCTCCAAAGATAACACCTAATGAATTCTTTCTCTCAAGAAGTTCATTTAAATGTGGTAAAAACTTATCTGCTGTATAGATTCTTTCATTACGATTCATTACATCGAATTCCGTAAAGATACCACCTAATAAATATTCTCTATTGCCTTTTTTGTCATATGTGATGTTACTCTCATTTAACTGTAAACCATTAGTAGAATTTTCTATGATAAGTACATGTTTTAAACTTTGACTCATACTTTTTTTTTTCTTTTATATATTAAGTTAAAAAAGAGTTATTTTTCTATTTTTTAGATAAGGTTTTTTTAGTAATTTTTGATATATTATATAACATATGAATTTGGTAAAACAAAAAAGGTAGATTAATTAATCTACCTTTTTTGTTTTTAAAAGTCCATACCACCTTCACCACCACCTTCACCACCACCAGAGTCTCCACCACCTTCAGCACCACCAGAGTCTCCACCACCTTCACCACCTTCACCAAAGTCATCACCACCAAAGTCATCACCAGAACCAAAGTCATCACCACCAGAGTCTCCACCACCTTCACCACCTTCACCAGTTCCACTTTTTAGTTTATATTTTTCATTTTCTGCTATATCATCATTTGTTAATTTCATAATATTTCTAACTAACCATTCAATATGAAACCATGATTTACCTTCTTCATCTTGTAAATTAGTAGACAATGTTGATACAATTTCAGCACGTTTTGATAAATTATTAAGATATTTCCACTCTTCAAATAATTCATTAGAATTAAATTTTATTTTCATTTTTGAATGGAATAAATTATCATCTTTTAATTCGGGGAAATCCATTATCATTTGAATTTTTAATGGTTTTATTATAATTTCTTTAAATATTGTTCTTAATCTTTTTATATAATTACCAAATTTTATTTCATCTCTTGTTATTTCTGAACTATCATTATATAAACCACCACCACCACTATCTTCATCAAATCTTGAGAATGGTAATTTACTTGCTCTTTTTAATATTTTAAAAAACCATTGTAACATACTATCTTCATTTAAATCAGTTCCTTGTGCAGCCATTATTTCTACTGTTGGTGTTCCAAGATCAGAATTAGGAAACCAGAAATCTTTACTATGTGGTATATCAGTTGAACCATTTATAGACACAGTACCCATAGTATCATCCCACTGAACATCTTCATGATATTCAGACATCAATTTATATATTTGTTCTTCTGCCTTTTGTCTTGTTAATCCATTTGTTGGTATAATAAATTTCTTGTAAATTGCAGCCTGATTTATATTATATAATAATCTTGTTTGTTCCAACATTTTCAACTGATTATATGGTCTAATTAAATTTTCAACATAACTTGTTTCTGCAAAATCATTATTATTTGAATATGAAATATATATTATCTGTGAGTCTAATAATACCCTTCTCATTTGTGGATTATCTGGGTATTGAACCCATACAATAGTTGCAGTTCCAGGATCAGTTGCAACAACAATAGTCATTGGGTCAATAGGACTTAACTCAATAATATTTTTTTGTTTATTATCATATACTATTTCATATGCAATAAACCCATCTATTAAGAAATTTTTGAAATAATTCCATGCAGTTAATCCATCACTAAAACCAAAATTTCTATATAATGTATTAAAATATTCTTGATATTTCTGTTTAATAGTATTATCAAATTCTTCTGGTAAATCTTCTGCTTTACAAAAATAATTATCATCATCATAAATAATTGATTCATCTGCTATTTGTGTTAAGAAATCTTTAATTTCATCTTTAATGGAATATTGTCTTAATATTTTTCTCTTATCTTCATATGCACGATCTAAATATGCTATTGATTTTCTATTTAATATTTTTGATATTGCTCTTTGTGAAAACAAATCATATGCGGATGTTCCACCAACATCTCCATCTTCATTATCATGAATACCATGTGAAATAGTATTTTTTATTATTTGATTATCAAAATCCATCCCCCATTGTGATAAATTTCTTAATTGTTTATTAAAAAAACTTCTATTTTCTACACTTGTTGATATTGAACTTTCTTGTTCATTATTATTATATCTATTATATGATGCCATATTATTATATTAATTTGTAAATCTATATATAAATAATATGAAGTCTATTTTTCTAATATTTTTTTTAATTTATGAACTCTTATTTTTTTTTGGAAAAACTTAAAACTATATAACATATTTAATAATTCTTTCATTGTATTTGTTTCATGAATTACACCATAATCATATTTTGAGATTTGAAATTTTTCTATATTATTCTCAAAATCCATATCATATGACAATATATATACACCATTATATGGTTTATTATATATTAAAAACATATGTGAAAACAATTCATAATCCTTTTTTACATCAAAACATAATTTTTTAAATTCATTACATATATCTGTTTCAAATTTTTTACGATTTTCAAAATAAAATTTCATATTGTTCATATATATTATATTATATTTTTTTATTAAGTTTTTTTTATTATATTTGTAAAAAATTAAACCAATGAATCATAAAAATAAGTAAGAGAAAATCACAATTGCAATTAATTCATTTGAATGCAAAATAAATGAAACAATTAAAATATACTCAGATATAGAATTTTAATTATTTAATTAATTTTAAATTTTTCTCAAATGCAGCAACCATCTTATGATATCTAATTGAATCTTCTTGATACTGTTCAATTATTTTTTCATATTGTTCAATTATATCACCCAAATCATCTTTTTCATCTGATTCTTGTAAATTAAAATATAAATCTTTCATAGATTTTGCATTATATCTTTTTGGGTCACACATAATAATTTCTGGTGCAATCAATATTGATACTTGGTATACTTTATTAATTTTTAAATAATCATATGCAGTTATTGTATAATTCATATTACCATTCTGTTTCAATGTATTATATATTGTTTCAAAACTTATAGGTAATGGTAATTCACTATTTAAATCTGGTCTATTTACAACTCTATTTAATTGTGCTGATAATTTTTTAAATAATAAATTAAAATATTTTATTTTATATAATGGTGGTAAATATTCTAAATTTACTGCATATAATATGTTTTTATTTTTAATAACTTTATAATCTAATGCAAGTATTGGACACCATATTTTATTTCCATTATAATTATATTGAATTAAATAAAAACGTTTTGGAACTAGTTTTTTTATATTAATTTTTTTTATTTCTACATTATTTGGATCATTTTTTAATTTAAATAATTTATCTGTCATATTTTTAATAAATTGAACCATTGTCCTAGATTGTAATCCAAGTGAACCATACATATATTCTTCAAAATTTTCAAACATTATAATATATTATTTTCTTTTAAATGTCCTTCATGTATAATAACAAATATCATTTGATTCCTTTCACACCAAACTTTTGCTTTTGTCCACTTATATAAATTTCTTTGGTATGTTTTTAATTGATATTCATATGACTCCATACTTTTCACAGTTATCTTTTTAGGTTTTGTTGGGTATTTAGTTTCTTTATATGGTTTTATTTCAGCAACAACACGCATAAATTTATGTGGATCATTATTTATCATCATTTCATAATACATGTCAGGGTAATATCTGTGAAATTTACCTTTTTCATCTTGATATGGTATTGTTATGTTTTCTGACCCCCATCTTAATATTCTATCTGTTTTATCTAAATATAACATGAATTTGAGTTCCCATGATGACCTATAAATTACTTTAGTAACATCACCCATATATTTTTGTGTATTAAACACTTGGTAAAGACCACTATGGTATCTCTTTTTACCATTTCTTTTTCTCCCACCACTTGGTTTTCTATTATTTCCCATAAAACTATATATAAAAAAACCCCACTCAAAAATGAATAGGATTTCATTTACCAATTATCACCTAAATACTATGTAAACCTTTTCCATCATTACTAGATTCTAATGATACAAATTTTATATAATCTTTGTTGTGAGATTTCTTACCTCTCAACTCATTAAATTGATATGTCATTGCTCGTTTAGCAATTTCAGAATAATATGGTAATGATTTTTTATATTTTGCCTCATTAAAATTATACCATTTTTCCAGCATTATTAATAAACCATATTGTACACAATCATCTTCTTCATCTTTATCTCTAAATTTGTATGCCATTTTTCTTCTTAGACCATCACTAACCAATATTAACATTTTACTAGCTTTTCTAGTTAACTGACCTTTACCTTGACTCAATATAATTTCATAAGATAAATCAGAATCATTTAAATAATTTGCCATAAATTATGCATTATTTTTTTTACATTCTTAATGTATAACTTCAATTGACTTTCTAATTATTATTATAATACACTTAAATAATGAATATAAATATTCATGTTATTTATTATACAGTATAATTAAAAAAAAGTTTAAAAAAAAAGAAACCCTCAAAATAAAGAGTTTCTTTTTTAATATTTATAACAATTTGTTTATTTAATCAAAGATTTTCTAACAATTGCCTTTTCTTCTCTAATTGAAAACAATTCATCTGATATTTTTTTCTTTAAAATCAATAATCCATTAAATGTCGCTTCTAATTCTTTACTTTCTTTAATTATATTTGAAGTTTTAAGTAAATCAATAGATTCATTCACATCTTTAAGTTTCATATCAACTACCTTTTCTTTATCTTCTAAATTTCTAAGAGTTTTTAATTCATCAGATAATTTATTTTCAAAGAATTTTGATAAATCATAATCTAGTTCTTGTTGAACATCTTGAATTAATTCAGTTGCATTCTCATATGCATAAAATCTTGAACCACTTCTTTTATCATCAGAATACATATACATTTTATCCTTATAATTAAATACCACGGATTCACTAAAATTCTTCAAAATATTTGTAACTTTTAAGGCTATATCTAAATCAACAAACTTTTCGGTATTATTTAATGTAGATTCAACTAAGTTATAATAATCTCTTTTCAACATTGGAATTAATGGAGAATTAAATAATGTTTCTAATGTTGTTTCTTTATCTAATTTTGAACCATTAAATGATATTTCTTTTGTTTTTGTAGATACACTAACAATTAAATTTTCATCTATCTTAAACGAAATCTCATCTTCTTTAATATCACCCATTTGTAATACTTTTTCTAACATTCTGATTTCTCTAAGTTTATCAACATCATTAATATAATCTTCTACAATTGCTTGTTTAATTTCTGTTTCACTAATCAAAAACCATCTATTTGAAATAAATGCTAAATGTCCTTCTTCTACTTTTTCTACAAGAGTATATACTTTTTCACCTTTTCCAGAATTAATTAAATTTTGCCTTTCAATAGGATTAGTATTAATTTTAATTAAAAAATGTTTAATTTCAGGAATCCAATCATAAATTACTAACTCATTAATAACACTTTCCATTCTTGAATCATCATTATCTTTATTAATTATTTCTAACAATTTTACTAGTGGTTGTCTATATAATTGACCATAATTTTTTCTTTCAACTTTCTTATATAAATCTTTCAATTCCATAACCAATGGATAAGAATCAACTTCATTTTGAACTGCTTCTAAAAACAATTTTACATCTGGATCATATGTAAACGGTTGTAATGTTGTTTTCAATGATTCATTGATTTCTAGTTCAGAAAAATTATCATATTGTTCTAAATGATTCTGCGCAACTTTACTAATTTCTAATTGCTCTATTGTCAAATTATTTTTAAATTTAAATAATTCTAATTTTAGGTTTTTCATACTTTATTTATTATTTTTTATATATATGTCGCACCTTTTAGATATTCCATATACATTCTTTATCATATTTATATATTTATTCTAAAAACTACTTTTTTTCTAAATACAATAACATATGTTTTTTTAATTTTTGAACGGTTTTTAATACTTTATTATAATGATGTGTTTTTGCAGTTGAATACATATTTATCAAAAATAATCTTATTATATCAATATCTTTATATATCCTTTTAATATCAAATTCTTTTAAATTAATTAAATCTTCTTCAAATTTTTTAATTGTATTATTATATTTTTCATAATCTAATATATTCATTGTTTTATATTTTTCAATATAATTATTTATTTCATGTATATATTCTCTTATTCTATTAATATCAAAACCATTATTCTTTATTTTTTTATATGGTTTTCTAAAATCTAAATATGAATATTTGGTTAATTCTACTGGTGTTGCATCAATATATAATAAATCTTCTAAATATTGTCTAATTAATTTTTTAACATTCCCTTTTGTTGGGTTTTTAATATTGATGGTGTATATGTGGTTTTCTTGATTTGGTGTTAATGTAATATAATGACTTACCAAATCTATAATATTCTGATTATAGATCACTATTTTTTTATTTATAGAAACAATAAGTATATTTTCTACATAAAAATTCTTCTTATTATTATCTATAATTAATTTAACATTAAAATTACCATGAACTAAATCAGATAATTTTAAATTACTAAATTTTTCAAATATTGTTATCATTTTTTATTCTTTTTTTTTAAGTAATGATGGATTATTTTGATATTCTTCAAATATTTTATTTAATAATTTTGCATCCCCAACTATTGTATAATTATCTTCTTCTTCTTCTTTTTCATTTATTTCTTGGATACCACCATTAATTTCAGGTAATTCACTTTTTAATTCTTTATAAAAATCTTTCATTTTTTTCTGTAAATCATATGTTAATTTAATAGTATCTCTTAGTTCTTTTTGAAAAAGTGCTACTGTCTGAAACATTTCAGGATCATTTACTCCAAAATCTATCTGTTTCATTACCCCAATCAATGCTCTTTTTGCCATAGATATAGAAAAATTTAAATCTGCCAATGCATCTGCATCATTTTTAATTATCTTATATATATTCTTATTCTTCATTTTTTCTGTATCTAAATATAAATTTGCAAGTGACTCTAAGGTATCTTTACTATCAATTTTTATTATTTCTATTTCATTTATATAATCAAAAACCTCCACATTATCACCAATCCCTGGTAATAGATTTGTATCTACATACATATCTTCTGGATCAGGCATATTATCCACAATACTTTCAATATTTCCTTTTAATTCTGATACAGAATTTTCTATTTCTAATGTCCCTCTTTTATAATCATTAGATATTTTTTTAGCTTTTTTATACTGTTTTTTTATATCTTTTGCAGTTGGTCCAGAATATAATTCATCTATTTCATCATCAATTGTTTCATCATCAATTGTTTCATCATCAATTGTTTCATCATCAATTGTTTCATCATCAATTGTTTCATCATCAAAATCGAAT